AATTTAGCCCTTTCTTCTTTATAGGTTTTTATTTAACCCTCCCGTCTGAGTAAGCTGCCAGAATTTCTGGTTGCAAAGCTTCATAACGTTCAGGCTGTTGAGTTCGGAGTCTGATTAGATCAGCCCTACGGTAGATTTTCTTACCGGCTGTGGATTCTGAAGAAGTCCTTGATACACCTCTGCCAGCTTTTAAAGCTTGGTCTCTTTTGGTTGCCTTATTTGCTTCTGCCTCGCTAGTGTTACTAATCAGAGAGCGTTCTTTCCAGTTTCCTATAAGTTCTCTCGCTGAATCAATATTGTAGTTATGAGCCGAAACGTATAACTGTGTACGTACTGGACTTGCTTGTACCCACTCCTGAAACTTGGGATCACTTACGACCTCAATGTAGTCAGGATGTTCATTTTGAAGTTGTTGAGTTGTCGCTTGGGCTACTTGAACCTTTTGCTGCTCTTCAAATTCACGGAACTTTGGATGACTTTCAATGGCCTTATTGACTGCTTTGTCAGGGTCATCAAAAAAGTCTGTTTCCTCTTCTTGAACTTCTGTTCCGCTTTGACTAGTGGTAAGTTGCTGTTGTAAAATTCCGTCTGTTAATCTTCGGAGTTCACCAATCTCTTGTCCCTTCCTACCAAGTTCTTTTTCAAGATTTTCATAGGAGGACACAATGTCTTCCATTGACTTACCTTTAAACTTGTTCGGTAATTCAACTTCTTGAGGTTGTTCCTCTGCTTGAGGAGCCTCTTTTTCAATGTCTGTAAACTGCTCGGCTTGTTCCGCAGTTTCAACGGGTTCTTCAACAACTACACTATCCATATTACTAATCCTCCGTCTATAAAGATTATGGAGTTAAAAAATGTTGGAGTTAGGTTTCTAATTGTTCCAACGCTAATTTGGTGGTTTCCTCTAAATTAATAACCATATTTAGCATATCCACCTGACCTCTACGTAAATAGAGGGTCTTCTCATCGTCTATTGTTTGTATTTTTTCTAATGATTCTGCCATAGAGGTTAACTCTTCTGTAAAGAGGTCCCAAGCTTCATGAGAAAAAAGGTCTAGACGTTTCTCTAAAAATTCTCTATCAGTCAATTACTTACGTTCCATACGTGCTTTGGCTAGATTAAGTATTGTCTCTGATTGTAAATGCTCTACTTCAGGAATGTTACGCATTGTTTCTGATTGAATGTTTTGTGCGTCCATTCTTAGTTTTTCAATCTTAGCCATCTTCTCAGCTAAATTCATTTGTTTCTCAACCATACTTTCTTCTGATTGACTACCTTGTATTTCAGATTGTATCTTCATAGCTTGAGCCATCTCTTTAGTTGCTCCAGCCTTCATCTCTTCTATTTCCATCTGAAGCTTCATAAGCTCCATTTGTTGTACCATCTGTTGAACTTGTTGAGCTTGTGGGTCTGGTTGCATACCCTGAGCTATAGCCATCTTTAACTCTTCTCTGTTATTTAAAGAACTGTTTTCAAAGATGGACATAAGAAGTAAACCAAATGCAGGTGTTCCTTGTTGTGTCATAGACAACAACTGTATCATCTGAGTAGTCTCAAGTTCTTTAGCCATAATACCCATAGTAGAGTAAGCTACAAACTTGTAGTCTCCTGCTGGATAACGCTCAGGAGCAAACTGTATATATCTATAAGCAGACTTCTTAATAAGAGGTATCAAAAAGTTTTCTTGGAAGTTCATTATTGTACGCTTCTGTCGTTTAATCGAAGCTGCCTGAAGCATAGACATACCAGAAGCAGTGTTGTTTCTAGGGTTAGCTGCTCCGCTAGTTGCGCTGTCCATCGCTCCAGTACCCATTTGTACCATACGCTCTAGCTCTGCTGCTTCAGTAAACGTTGACTGTGCTACCTGTCCAAAGTTCAAAGGCATTAAAGTCTGCCTTGGATCACCGTTGGTCAAAATAGTCTTACCAGCTTTAACCTCAAACTTGACACCACGGGGTAATCTTGTGGCGTCCACACCCATCATAGGATGCGTTGTAAGGGCAAGTGCGTCTATTCGGGAACGTAACTCTGCATCAAGTGCCTTTTGTGGGTTGTAGCCCTTCTCTGCTATCCCTCTACCCCAGAATTTATTAGGTACTCTGTCCATTTGAAATGAAACAAAAGGACGATCACCCATGAGGTATGGATTTTCTGTAGCTTTGAGAACAGCATAATCGTTTGCTATGATGACTACGGCTTCTACAAGCTCATCTTCATCATAGTCAAACTGATCGTCTAGGGAACCTTGGCCTCCGTTTAAATATTTCTTAGGCACTCTTCCCCAGTACTCAGTAATCTTTACTTTATCATCATCGTCTGATCTTGAATCGTTTTCTTCGTCAAACCCTAAGTCTGCTTTATCGTAACTTCCTATAGGCTTGTCTTCGTATATTCCGTCCCTCATACCTTCTATTATTTCGTACTTAGGTTTAATAACTACTTGAGCAACACCTAGGGCTTCATCTATAGAAGTAGCTGATGGATCAATAGCAAACTCTTTAGGAGTCAAAGGATCAATACGAACTGTAGTCATATCTTCTTCGTATACTACAGTGTCCGTAGTAAGAGTATCGGGTATTGCAGACTCACCTAGTTTTTTTCCTACTTCTTCGTCTACACTTATTTTTGCTATACCTGTGCCATATATAGCTGCATTTAACAATGCTTCGACAATAGCATCTTTTACTTTAGCTCTGTCAAAGTCTTCTTGGAGGTTCATACGAACTACTTTAATGTCCGTTGAGTCTTGATCGTTAACATCGTCACGTATATCAAAGAACTTATCACCGCCAAATATAGCTTCTTCTAGCTCTGCTACAGTAGCTTCAATGGCCTGTTGTGTTGCAGGAGCAACTAATCTTGAGTTTTCAGATGATCTTGTTTTATCTTCAGAAGCCCAAATACCACGCCATATACGGTAGTATTCGTCCCATTTGTCAAGATAGTTAGTATTTCTGTGGTCTTCCCACTGTGTAACTTTATCTACGACCCAAGAACTTAATGAAGCTTGTGGATCGTTGTATGCTAATTTAGTATCCAGCGACATCGTCTAATGGTTCCCATTCTTCTAAGTCTATTGACTGTGCAAAATCTGCTACAGATACTTGGTCTATGTAGGCTAGTGAGTCAAGTAAGTCATCATGTGCTAAATGGCTAGGGAAATCTAACATCTGAGTTATGAAGTGATGATTCCAATCTGCTTTCCTTAGCTTTATTTTACCATGTTCCATACGTCCTTGTAAAGCCCAAACTATCCTATCTTGCTTTTTTTTACCACCGTGGCTAACATCTGTTATGTTTATCCACCTGCCTTGACTTCTCATTTCGTCCTCAAGATAAGGCATTATGGCATTTTTTAACGCACCTGATTCAATACCTACTGTACTTGCTTCAACATCTTCTGCTACGTATAAAATCTTTTGTGCTGTCTCTTTAATACCCCACCTGCCGTGTAGAATATCTTTTACTAACCACTCATCCCCTACGATCTTAACAATAGATATTGCTGTTTCGTCAAGTTTAGAGGACTTTAATCCTCTTTCTTTATTAGATTTCTCAAACCCTGCCGGATCGACTGATATGACGTAATGACCATGTTTTTGACTTTTGATACTATCGAACTCATCATCATCAACATATTTAATCCACTCCTCTTTAAATATACCACCTGAGAAATTTTCAAAGGTAGCTTCAAATTCCTGTCTAAAAGCCTGAGTACTCATGGTACGCTTGGCTGCTTCTATTTCTACTGGGTCTAGAAAAGTATTATCGGTAGAATTAAACTGAAAAGCATCCCAATCATGTTTGTTTTCCTCTTTCTGTGCATCTACCCAAAGATCGTAGAAGTGATTTTTTCCTGCTGGTGTCCCTATAAATAAAGCTTCACCTTTTACGTCTGCTAAGGTTGGTCTTAGGATCATCTCCCAGACCTCTTGCTTCATTGAAGCGTACTCGTCCATAACAACATAAGCAAGACCCACACCCCTAAGAGTATCGGGACGGTCCGAACCCTTGAGATAAATTTTTCTGTCATTAACCAGAGTAAGTGTCGCAGTATTTTCGTGTGCTGCTTTAATGACATCTTTACCTACTTCCTTCAATATAGACCAAAGAATATCCTTAGCTTGTTGAAACGTAGGTGCTACATAAAATACGTCTTTAGAGTTACTTTGGAGTGCTTTAATAATTAACACCCATGCTGCTAAGTAACTTTTACCAAATCTTCTACCACAAGAGGCAACTTTAAATCTCTTGGGTGACTTAAATATTTCCATCTGAGCATCATGTAATGTGACTTTAAGTTCTGCCATTACTTTTCTTCTGTATACTCAGCTTCTATTGTCTTGTAGTCTTCTTCCTCTTCTCTTTCGATTGCCTTAACACCTTCGACTATGATGTTAATGCCTAAGTCCTGATGGTCATGTGTAATTTCGACTGCCTTGCTTGTTGGTATGATACGATCCATGCACATTTTAAGACAATGCCTATCTCCCTCAAGTGCCATATCGATTACTTTCTGGACTATTTCGGGACCTTTGTTAGACATCAATTCCCTAGATAATTTAGTAAACTTATTTAGGGAACCTTTAGTACGACCATTTGGATTTAAAGGAGGCATCCCTTTATATAAAGCTGGATTACCTCTTTTCTTTTTCTTAACTGGCTCTTCTTTAGAAGAAGACATAAATATTTATTCCTTTTTGCTTTAACCCGTCTTTCAACTAAGTTGATAAAGATAGGAAGACAAATCAATTACTTAAGTGTACTTAAGTGAGTAGTACAAGTTATAAACTTAAATGTTAAACACTTAAAGGTAACCACTTTTGTATTTAAGGTTACTTAAGTAACTCAATATAAGTATATTGTAGCATATTTTCATTCTTAAGTCAATGGGGCCAGTGAAGTTTTTTTAACTTCTTAGGTACATACCGCGATTCTGAGCAAAGTCAAGTCAAAACTAGCTTCTTTTTAATATTTATATAATCTTTTTACTCTTTTGTGACACTTTTGCAACATAGTCCGAATTGCTTCTCATGTGGTCCTGAGTGTATTACAATAATTATCCCCAGACCACAAGGGTCCCCCCCATGCTTATGTGGCACAAATGTCACACTGTTGTTCTCAGGTAACACACAGGTGTTGCATAAGTGTCACTGTTGCATTAATACCACATAGGTGTTGCATAAGTGTCACCTGAGAAGTTGGCATGGTTATTGCATAAGCAACATGTGTGCCAAAAGAATACCAAAGTGTAAGAGTGTATGATTA